GCGAGCACTACGGCCCTACAACAAAAAATTAGTATGAAGACAAAGAACACGGAACGCATTCGAATCACATCTGACGGTAAAGTGGGAATCTCAAATGCGAATCCAACCGAGAAACTCACGGTATCTGGTAATATTTATGTGATTGGAAGCAATGTGATCGCAACTGGTAATACTTGGGGAACTACTGGAAATATTGCTATGCGCTCATACACAAACATTCCACAAGGAGAATCTAGAGTTGAAAATATTGTAAGCGCGGGCAAGGGTATCAAGTTTTATGCGAGTACTACCCCCACGATGGGTACACCCAAACTGACAGTCTTGGAATCAAGTAATGTAGGTATTAATACGGGAACACCGATAGGTACACTTCATACGTCGGGTGGTAGTGTGTTCATAAATGATCAACCTCAACACAGAAACGGATATAGCCATCTCGACTCTTCTCTCATTGTTACGAATACACACCCAATCGTGGATACAACCGATTTGGGTACGGTGATGCATCTTACACGAGAGGGGAATGCGACGCGTGATGGTGTCCGTGCTACTTTTAAAATGGGTAAGCACGACAATACATCTGGGAAGTCCAAAACAAAAATGGATATATACCTATCCGATGACAATTATTCAAATGAAGTGGATGTTTTGACACTCCAAAGTGATGGGCGTGTGGGGATTGGTACTACGCAACCCTCGGCACATTTAGGTGTGTATGCTACAGGTATAGGAAACTCCCTAACAAATGGTATCCTTGTACGCAATGACGACGGTTCATCTGGTGACGCGATCATTGCCATGCAAAGTGATATAAGTGACGGTAACTCATTTACATCTTATATTCAAAGTGATAATAATGTGTCTCCCACTGGTTGGGCGGTTGGTGTAACGGGTAGCAGCGACTTTAGGATTACACAAAACAAGGATAAAGTATATGATCGCGCGGCCGTGGGTGTATATATCGACGGGACATCTCGTGATGTGGGAATAGGTACAGATACTCCAAGGGGTTCCCTTGAAGTAAATGGTAATGTTGTGATTGGGTCGCAACTCTCATTTACAGGACTTACGGGGGATGAGTTTGGTAATACACACATTATTGAAAGAAGGTATAACACCGACTTTTCAAGATCCGAATTATTACTCTTTAAGGGTAATGAATCTTCAGCTGTAGACACGGGTGCGGATAGAATTAGACATATTGCGGGCGAACACGTGTTTCAAACATATACATCATCCGGAGAAAGTCTATATGGGTCAAGTGAAATCTTAGAATCAATGGATGGTCAGACAGATAAACCGTTAGTTATATGTGATAATGGGCTTGTGGTAGTCGGCGGTCAACGCGGTGACGCGAATGGAAGAGGTTCCAATACCAAGTTAGTTGTCAATGGCGATGTTGAGTTTGCCGGTGGTGGTTCGTTTTCATTGACGGGTATTGAATTTTCAACAACAACTGGATCTTCGAGTCGTAACATTATTAGAAGTCTTGTGTCTGGATCAACTCGACGTCCTCTGACTTTTGCACACGAAATTGATAACGTGAACGATGATGAATTTGCTCGGTTTGACGCAGAAGGTAAATTGGGTTTCGGTACCGAAACGCCGGCCGCGAATGTTCACGTATATGATACTACATCAGGTGATATAGACCTCTTCAAACTTCAGAGTAATGGTAATAATAAAGAAACGGGTTTACTCGTCTATACAAATGACGGTGAAGGTGGGGTTGTTCGCGGGTTCAGTAACGCAGTAAATGGAACGACTGGTCTTGTTATGGGCGTTGCGAATAATAGTACCATAACCAATTGTTTACACCTTATTCATACAAGTAATGTGGGCATTGGTACGAATAGTCCTTCAACAAAGTTACATGTGTACAATGGTACTCCGCGAGTGGAAAGTTCATCTTCAAGTGCGATTATTGAAATGGAAACAACCGCCGGCGTTTCTAACATTTATACAAATACAAGTGGAGATTTGAACATTAACCCGGTAACAACATCCCGTACAACATTTATCAATAGTGATGTTAGTATTACGGGCGACTTAACGGTCGATGGTACAATTGACTTTACGAATATTGGGGTAAACCTCGGAGGGGCAGTTCCACAGGCAGATATTCACACCGGTGGTGGTACTATAACCAATTCTAATGAAGTTGTTTGTAAGACATACGCAAAATCATTCAGCGTTGGTCAGGGTGATGCAAAGAATATTCAGATAATGTTTGATAAAGGTGCATTTTATGCAAAAATTGTCGCCATGTTGAGAAGAACAGATAATTCCACCGTAGAAGATTTGAGTACATTCATTCTTGAAGTTCATGGTGGCACGGGTAATGAATCCAACCCAAGTAAAGATATAGCCATTGGTACCCAAAACCTCTTCGGTGGTACAAATAGTTATCCCTGGAGTACCGCTGTGACGACAGGTCAACGGGGTATAAGTATGACTCCATACAATATAGATTCTTCGCGAGTATACCAATATGATTTATCTATAGAACTCATGTCTTCGTGCGGTGGAAAAGTTACAAAGGTATCGAGAAATCTCACAATCCCCGCAAACTTGGATAATGGATTGGGTGGTCAGACACAAATCGCAGCATTTTCATATTAAATCAATTTTACCTAATGGGGAAAACCCAAAAGTAGAATTAATAGCAATTTACGCCCTGATGGAGTCAGAGACGGCAAGAAATAAAACGCCGACAATGAAAGCCATGACGACGTAATTACATTCAGTTTCCTCGAGGCCAGCCAAGGGTTTTTCTGGTTCAACCCTTGGACTAACAACAGGCTGCTGCTGTCTGGCGGGAGGTTCGAGATCCTCCAAAGGACAGTACCCTATCATTTATACTGTACTTAGAGATTAATTTCGGTCTTCTTCTTTTTACGACCTCGTTTAGTTTTACTGGATTCAACATTCACTTCCTTCACTTCACCACCCGTAGATTCCCCTGAAATGGAAACAATGTCGGAAACATCGTCATCATCCTGTTCGGTGACTGGAATTGGAGTTGTATTCATTGGTGGTGGTGGTGGCATCATGACACCGCCCATGAGACTCGAGATGTCTATACCCGGACCCTGCATCTCATACTGACCAGTGCCACCCACGGGAGCTGCATCAGCCGGACCTGATGGTGCGCGAGTTGTATTTTGAACGGCGGACATCATATTCTTTACGAGGTCTGGATTTTGTTTCAGGACATCATTCATATTTGGAAGAGCGCTCTTGAACATGCTATTTGTCAAGTGAAACATCATGGCCGAACCACCCAACATCATTATAAGTTTAACCTCGGGGGCTACATTAACCTTGGATCTATACTTCACATACAATTCTTCGAAAACGCCATCATAATCATCCACATTCTCCATGACAGACTCCGACCAGCCCTCGAGTTGAATTTCGAAGGGGTTATACCTTTTGTTGAGGAACTCCAAGCCCGTAACACAGGCTACCAACATACGCCGAGAGAAGCGAATAGATTGTTCAACATCAATGCTATAAGTAATACGCTTAACTTCTGTGCGAAGGTCTTCAACACTAGAATAGGCATTGAGTCTTTTATTTACGGCGAACCCCTTCTTCTCGAGACGACCCAATTTATTAACAAGGTCACTTTTTTCTTCGTCTACAGAACTGTATCCTTTAGATGGCTGTTCCTGTTGCATACTCATTCCTGGTTCGTCATCAGCGTCGTCAAAAAACATTTGTTCATCTTCACCGTAGTCAATTTCTTCATCTTGTTGTGTAGGTTGTGGAGCTGCTTGTTTATTTGGATTTACAAAGGCGTCCATGGCCTCTTGTTGTTGTTGTTGTGGTGGTGGAGGGCGATGCACTTGTTGTGGTGGTCGACGCACAGGCTGAGGACGCGAAGTTGAAATCTCAATTTCGTCCATTAGGGCCTGTTCGTCTGCGTCAAGTTTCATCACGGTAGCACTCCCACGATCTAAGACAATTTCTTCAGACATCTACTCTCTAATAGGAAAGTATTAAATAACCTTTAACGCACTTTATAAAAAAATTATATATGTACATTATAAAATGTTCAACCTTAACCGAGCCAACCGAAATGCCATCATGTCCATCGTCACTTTGATCGCTCTGATCTGTGCGCTCGGTATGTTGAAAAATACCAGCAAGTACCAAGCCAGGCCAATAACCATTAACGCCATTAACGAAGAGTCCCTATTTAATCTCGATCACCGCATTGAATGTACACCCGGTCACACAAGTGAGGGTAGTACCTACACAAAGAGTCTCACACCAGGTGGTCTCTGTGCGTCCGAAAAACTAGTTGCGGAACAAGCGGGTGGTTACGAGATTGAAGACGGAATTGGCGGATCTTTAATCTAAGCTAATACTAAATGGCATCCCAGACCGCTCCAGATCTTAATTACGAGTATCACACCATAACAGTTGACACACTTAATCAAAGTAGTGCGAACACTTTTACTTGCCACCTTTCCCAGCCCCTGAAAAATGTGGTTCAGGCGGAACTCCTTGCGGCGTCAATCCATACAACCAACTTGACCGAACACTGCTACATCTCAATTGAAGAATTGGATTCCATTTTCAATGACAGAGCTACAAATGTTTTGAATGGTCAAGGAAATATGAGTATGATCCGGGGATCTTTTGCGAGTATCATATGCGAAGATGTCCTGCACAGTGGAGCTGATTCAACTATAAATTACAAAAATGACTATCCAATAATTACTCAATATATAGACCCAATCAGACGCCTTGACCGCCTCGCTATAACCATTAGAAATCAAACCGGTGCCACAATTAAAAAATCGACATCCGCAACGACCAATTTCTTAGTTTTTAGATTTATGTGTAGAAAACCAAACTTGTAATTTTCTCCCTTTAAAGTAGTAATAACATGTCTTCGGGTATTGTTCAACTTGTAGCAATTGGTGCTCAGGATGAGTACATTATGGGCAACCCAGAGATATCGTTTTTTAGTTCAACCTTTAAACGACACTCTAATTTTTCACAATCCGTTGAAAAGCAAACTATACGCGGAGATGTGAAAAATAATTCAATGTCAAGTGTTCAAATTGAGAAATCGGGTGATATGCTTGGATATATCTATTTGACGATCGATGATACAACAGAAGCTAAAGATACCTCGCGATGGGATTTACTCATTGATAAAATTGAGTTGCTCATTGGTGGTTCTGTGATTGATACACAAGATTCAGTGTTTACAGAAAAGATTGCGATTGATACATTTGCACAAAATGTTTCACGAAGTGCTATCGGTACACACCCAGGTGTCCATGCGCGTTCCTATTTTTACCCCCTTCGTTTCTTCTTTTGTGAAGGACCACAGTGTGCACTCCCACTCGTTGCGCTCAACTATCATAATGTGGAGTTACGCATTCACTGGGGTTCCCAAGCAGCAAAATACAATTTTGAAATGTATGCCAACTACTACTATCTTGACAATGAAGAGCGTGGTAATATTGCGACGCGTACACACGACCTTCTCATCACCCAAGTGCAGAAGAATATTCCAAGT